CATTATTTAATATACAAATTAGTTCAGTTTCTGGATTAGGACCTATTAACCAACAATAACTAATTATTCTTGATATATATGAATTTTCACTTTCTTGATTATGTTTATGCCCACTTCTTATTCTGTCTTCTAAACGAATTATATTAGGAACAAAAACTATGCTCATTCCTATTTCACACAATATCATTTGACAAAAAATGCCACAATTTTTTCTTGTACTATAAGTACTTTTCATGTCATGATATTGTTTAATTTCTAAACTTAAATTCAATAAATTTACTGGTTTTGTTAATTTTGATAACATATCGTCACCCAAAATTAATAAAATTAAATACTCATTTTCACTATAAAATTTTGAATAAGTTCTTGTACTGTTAATAAAATTACCAAAACCAACAGTAGTTTGTCCTGTATGTCTTTTTGGTGATGTTAATGCTTGAAAATCAGGACTTTTAAGTTTAGTATTTACATGTTGACTTTTATAAAAATCATTTACAACAGTAGGGACACCTAATAATTCATATAAATTATATTCAAATTCTAAGCTGTGTTTATCAGTTTGTCTATCTTGTTTAGATAAATCACTTTCAAAATAATAACCTTCTTTTTTAAAAATGTCTACTTTTTTAATTCTATCAGCTAATTCATCAATGTTCATATCTTCAGCATAAACACATTCATTTTTAAGTAATTTTTTTAATCTATATTTAGCTATACTATATATTGGCGCAAAAATTATATTATAACCGTAAGGATTCCATAATACGACTCTATTCATCATTTCTTTGAAATTACTATAAATGTCTCCTTTTGTTATACTTTCTGATTTTTCTATCATTCTTACTTTATTTATTTCATACATAGTAGGTTTGTTTACTGTTAAATCATAAAATTCTTTCATAATTTTACTTCCATTTCTTCCACTTAACCAATTTTCCATTATATTATTATCTATAACTATAGGGTTTCTTTCATACTCTTTAAGTAAATCTTCACTGTGTTCATTAAAATAAGCTTTTTTGTAATAATTTAATTGTGTCGAATGAGGAATTTCTTTAACTCTATATTTCTCTATAAGATTTATTTTTTCATTAATTGCTTTCATTAAAACACCATACATATTTAATGGAGCTGGTCTTGTTAAAG